AAATCTTATTGGAATGCCGCGATTGGTCCATAAAAAAATCAAACCAGATGAGCCGGTCCCATTCACCGACCCCGAGTACGGGAAGACAAGCGACAACCTTACTAGTAAACCCAACAGGGAAATGGAATTCGTAAATGACTAACACCAGTAGTCATTATTTTGCCGAGGTCGATGGTGGCGGCTCATTCGTTACCGCGAGAGTACAGGGTTCGCAACGCGATATACCAATTGTGTTTTTTTATTCACGCACAAACACTCCGACAATTGATTTTGTCTCAAAACTTACCGAAAATATAATTGACATAAACGTGAATTATTCGATTTCGGCATCGACAGCGGTTACTTTTTCGGTAATCGACCCGGGCCTCGAAATTACAAAAAGAAATTATTTTCAACCTGGTCAGCCGTTCATATATAGGAGCCATAACACTAAACGTTTAAGAGATTTCAACGCCTATGCACAAATTGCGATTGATGACTATATCGGCTATGTCATGGAAGTCGCGGACGTCACGGTAGAGCAGTCGCAGGGCAACTCACCAATTATCCGAGTCCAGGGCTACACAAGAGCAATCCAACAAATGAAACGCGACAGAAAACCCGGTGTAATTAAAGGTTCAAATCATCAATTCGTTATAAACGCTGCAAAAAAATATGGCCTCAATTGCGTCGTCCAGCCAACATCAAAAGATAAAAATATTACGTCAGGTGATGGGGAAAAAGTTGCCGACTCGCTGTGGGATGTCCTCACAAGATTGGCTAGCGAATCAAAAGATGAAAACAAAAATCCCTACACTATTTTTGAGTCTGACGGAACATTGTATTTTGGCACCCAACAATGGCTTCTTTACAAATGGGGTCACGATTCATACCCGCACACCCAATACAATAAAAAGACAGAAAAAAACGTCACGACAACCCGATTTGTGACATACCTGCATTACCCGCCAAGAAAAATAAACGGTGAACCCGATACTCGTTTTATTTTGAACAAAATGCCAACTATGCATAAAGCCGAAAACGACCCGAACGAAGGAGACGGCAGTTGTGTCGTCGAAAGACTAAACGGCACCCGACTCCGACCTGGCATGACGGTCAATGTTGGCGATGTTCCGTGGCATACCGACGATTTTTTAATTACATCTGTTGACTTCCAGGAAATGGTTGCTGACCCGGTAAATATAAGTTTTGCGACGCCGCCGATACAGGAAGTCAAAATCAAACAGATAGAAGTTGGTACAATTTATCCAGGCTCAATCGAATGGGCAACCGTTGAGGGATTTGCAACGGTTGTACCGTCGTCGCATTATGCAACCAAGGCGCCGGCAGGCGGTGGCGGAAGGGTAGCCGAACTAGAATGAAACCAAACCTAAACATAAACAGGAATAAGGCTTCATCTCACCCCCTTAGGCCTGGCGGCGTTTATATTGGCGTAATCAAGGCGTTTGTAGATAGTCGCGCCACAGTACAAGTTCCACAATTGGGGTGCGTATTTAAAGACGTTGATTTTGTGAATAGTTCCACTCGTAACGTTTTGGCCAAAAATGACCGAGTTTTGTGCACATTTATTGACCAAGAAACAAGCGAATTATTCATCATTGGTTCTTTTAACAAAAAACTAGACACTTTTACCGGAAAAGACAAATTCAATTCTTTAATTGATGCTATGCAAGCAGAAATTAATGCTCTTCGGGCCCTTGCAGGTTTGGCTAACTCGGACCTTAACTCACTAAAGCAAAACGACTAACTATGGATGCTTTAAAATTTCCGTTTGAATTTTCTCGTAAGCGAGAATTTTCTAAACTCAGGGAAGGAACCGACGATTATATTCGTCAAATGATAAGTGTTTGTATCTTGACTGAACCATTTATTTTACCCTTGACACCTGATTTTGGTGTCGCGGACCCCACCTTCACCACGCTATCTCCAGCAACCCTTATGCTTAATGTTTCCAAATATATTCCAGAAGTTTCCTTGGTATCCGTAGATTCAAATCTCAACGAGGAGACCGGAACGGTCAACGTAAAGTTCGTGTATAACAGGTGATGACATGAGTGCAGATTTTCTTCCATACATAAATTTACGGCCGTTGGATATTACCCCCGCCCAGGTGTACCTCGATTCAATCGAGGTCGCTAGAACTGTGTTTCCAAATTTTGATTTACGACCAGGGACAATTGAAGACGCAATGTTTCAGGCTTTTGCATATATGTCGTCTTTGAATATTGGGGCCATCAATAGGCTTCCAGACTCCCTGATGTTTGCAATTGGGAAAATGATGGGCACGCCGTACGTGGACGGTGAACGGGCAACCATGAACGTCCAATTCACGGCGAATTCAAACGATGGCGCAACAATCCCGGCAGGAACGCTGGTTGCTTATTCGCCGATTTCCGATACCAGTGATTTGAACCTGAATATCGTATTTCAAACAGACGCCGTTCATACGATTAGTGCCAACAGCCCTGGCGCCGCCCTTCCAACCGGTACCGTTGCGTGCACGGCAAGAGAATTGGGAATCATACCATCTATACCTGCAGGGGTTTCTTTATCCTTATTGTCGTTTTCGCAAGAACTTTACTCCGCTGAGTCTGCTGGCAGTTTTGTGCAGGGACAAAACGCTGAAACAATTGACGAGTTTTTGACACGCTCAACGGCGAATCTTGCATCAATGTCGTCAGCCCTTGTGACGGCGACCCAATTACAGAATTATATTCTTGTTTCAAATCCCGGGCTGGTTAGTAGGTGCAAGGTTTATGACCTTACCGACCCCCAAGGAAATGTTCTCCTGGCTGATGCACCGGTGTCTGGCAAGGTTACGGTTTTTGCGTATGGCCCACAACGAAATCTTACGGACGCCGAGAAAAACACACTTGCCAGCGACGTGCAAGACAAAAGCGTAGCCGGGTTGGAAATCGGCGTTAGAAATCCTTTCTTGTTGAATTTTAGAATAGTCGCAACAATCAGTTATTACTCAAGTCTTGATAGTGCAAATGTCTCTGATTTGGTAAAACAAAATCTTTTGGTCGCGTTTTCTCCGGAAAATTCTCAGGCGGTCGAAGAAAAACTTCGTTACAACACGGTATTGAGGACGATACATGAACTGCCTTCCGTTTACAGCGTCGATTCTTTGGCCTTAAGCACCCAATACTCGGGCATGACCATAACTGGCGCCGTCAAATCGGGCAATAATGTCACCTACACGTCCAACAACCACGTTTTTTCTGTCGGCGATTTGGTGGCGGTCAACGGTGTGACCCCGGGAACACTCAATACGACAACGCCAACCGCCGTTACCGCACGAACCGCAAACACATTTACTTTAGTGAATGCGGGCGCTTCCGGTACCTACGGTTCCGGGGGTACCGGCACCGGAACTTCCCCAAACTGGGGAAGCGTGTCGGGTTCCGATATCAACTATTCCTATAAGGGAAGTTTGCTAAATCTGCAACCGGAGAAAATTTCGCTGACGCTCAATTCAATCGAAATATAATCGTGGACCTTTTAAACCCGACCCGCAATGTACTTACCGGCAACAATCCACTGCAGGCGCGTGCCGTTAATGGAACATTCTTAAACCCGGAATCATATACCCATGGATGGACCGTCACAAACGCAACCGTGACCGTTGATTCAACGACCACGGTTCACCCGCTCAATTATTCTCTGCGAGTACAGCCATTGAACGAAGGCTCAACAATCAAAATTTCCTTAAATAACATAATTCCTACCGACAACGACATCAATGGAAGTCAGGCACAGTTCCATTGTCAATTTTATTCGCCTAAAGAATTGACCGTGGACGCAAAAATTACCAACGTCACTGCCAATACTTCAAAAACAAATTCGCAAAATTTAATCGCCGGGAAGTGGGAGGCGGCCTTTACGCCGACGATTTCGGTCGGATTAGTAGACGTGGCCGTGGATGATATTGAATTCAACATTGAGTTAGATATTCTGAATCATGGCGGTCAAGTTTTCTTTTTTTCTATGCCAGTTTTGATGAATGAACTTGGTTTTACAAAAAACACGTTTGTTAGAAATATGAGAAAATTTATTCCAACATTTATTTGGGATAAAGATAAAATTCAAGAGTATCCAAACTATCCGTTTGCTAAATTTTTTCACGTACTAACGTATTTTGGTTCAAAATCGTCAGCCCTTTACGTAAAATATTTTGAATACTTAAATAGCGAAATATCTCCGCAGAATCAAAATGCGGCGTTTCGTTTTAGCGAACTCACAGACCCAGAGCACGTCGATTTGGATTACGTCAACTGGCTTAGTCAATTTAACGGAGTGCCGGTTTATGCCTCAATTATGAGCGAAGTGAATACGGAGTCCATCGACAATGTTGACGAATCACGTACGTGGCAATTGACGAATGGGTATTTTGGGAGAAATTCAGGAACGTTGGTGGCTTTGAAAGAATGCGCTCAACAGGTGCTCACCGGCAACAAGGTGGTTTATGTTTTTTCGGGCGGCAGTTTTTTTCAAATCAATGTTTACACCCTACTTTCAGAAACTCCTGGCGTCCAAAACCCGGGCGACTCGTCGCCAGAGGTCATTGCTTTTCTGGAAAAAACTAAACCCATGGGTTTTGTGTTGAATCATGAGTCGTATGCTAACTTGCCCCTAATTCTTGATGATGCCACATACGGAATTTTGGGTGGACCGACGGCACCATCAGCGCCAGGACTTGCCTAGGTGGTAAAATTAGGATTCGAAAGTGGGAGGAAAAATGAGTACAGCATTCATTAAGCAAATGGTTGAACAGGCAGTCAAAACCTTCGTTACCGCATATTTGGGTGCGTGGGTGGCTGCAGGGTCAAACTTTGACGCACTTACGGACACAAACAATCTCAAAATTGGCGTCACCGCAGTAGCGGCGTCGGTTGCGATGAGCATGGGGTTGAAGAAAGTCGGCTCCAACAAGGACTCTGTTTCAGTACTTTAATTTGAAACTGTCCACACGGGCAGGGGTTCCTAACCTACAATCTTTTAGGTCTTTTATTAGGAGAACACGTCCGTGATTGCTGGTGTCTACAACATAACGATAGAGCAGGGCTCTACATTTGGGCGCCTTATTTCCATCGAACAACCAGACTTGGCCACCGACCCTACCGGTCAGACTTTTGAAAATTTTGATTTGGCTGGTTTTACGGGTCGTATGCAAATTCGACGAACAATTGACACCACAACTCCAATGATTAGTTTGACGACCGAAAATGGTCGAATGACCATAAACCCAAATATTGCCGGAACACCATCAAGAAATAACGAAATTTCTCTTTTGATTACCGCCGCCGACACCGCCACTCTGACCACAAGCGGCGTTTATGATTTAGAGATTGTGAGCGTCTCGGGAGTCGTGTCCAAAATAATTCGCGGCGATGTCACCCTGATACCCGAGGTCACGAGATGAGCAATGTACCTAATCAGGTTTTCATAAATCAAGACACCGCCAATCAGGTAATTGTTAATCAGGACTCCCCGAACCTCGTAACGGTCAGGGCAAATTCAGGTGCGGCGAATACGCGGCGCCATGAACACAACCAAGGACAGGCTTCAAACACCTGGGTGATTACTCACACCCTGGGCGGCAAAC